GTATTATAAACTATTCCAGATCCTATTGGCATATTGTATAAATATTACTTTATTTATGTTTATATAAATATAATAACCCAAGAGGTTTATTTCTTGGGTTATCACTTTATTTACACTTTTATTGATTGTTTTATGGTGCCCAATTTGAAATTGGTACTCTCTTCCAAATATTGTTGGTATATACATATATGAAATTATTATCAACATTAATTTGTCCAGGCATACCAGCCGAAGTTGGTGTTGATGGAACTGCACCCGCACCAGGATTACTTCCTGTAACAATTGTCAATGTTGTAAACGAACCAGTAACATAAGTTACCAATGCACCAGTAATATATGTTATACTTCCAGTAGTTGCAGTGAGTGTACTTGAACTGATTGTAGTTCCAGTATAAGATAATGTAGTTCCGTCATCACTTACTAAAGAATCACTAATAGCATTGTCTTCATATGCTTTTGTTAATCTATTTACCGTCAATCCTTGTATCGCATTTCCAAATGAAGCAGTCGGACCAATAATCATGTTACTAGAACTGTTATTTTGATCAACTGTTATCCAATTATCAGTTTGTCCGTCCCATAACAATGATGCGCTTCTTTGATTGCTACCACTATCAAATACTTCAAAACCAGCATATCGTTCATATGGGAAAAATGCATTTAATTGAATGATATTATCATTAATGATTACTGTACTTGAACTGATATATACTACACTAGAACTGCCAAATACAGTAAAATCACCGTTAACCAACATAGATCCACTGACAAATAAATTTTTTCCAATTCCAACACCACCATCTACTATCAATGCACCATTCGTATATGTTGATTGATTATTATCGGTCGTATTTAATACTCTCAAACTTCCACTAGAAGTATTTACATCACTTAAAGAATCACCTAAAATACTATTACCGTTTACTCTTAAATCACCATTAATTGTTCCATTGCCAACGACATAAAGAGTACTTGAACTAATATTACTACTTGCACTTATATTTGAAGCGGTTAAATTTGTAACAAATGTATTTTGTAAAGTTGTATTTCCTACTACAGACAAACTTCCGCTAATAGATGTACTACCTGTAATTCGTGTAGTATCAGTTACTGCATCGCCTAATGTAGTATTGCCTAATACGGTAAGTGAACCTCCATCAACTATACTTGTTTCTACTCTTACTGTACTAGCACTAATATTGCCACTTGCACTAATATTACTTGATGTAATATTTGTTGCAATTAAGTTTGTAAAATTAGCAGATGAACCAGTATATGCACTAGCACTAACATTACCCGCAACTTGTAATCTGTTTATACCATCCGTTGTATTTTTTCCTAATAAAACATATCCATCTGAACCAGATATAAACATAATTGAACTGGTATCATAACTCATGATGTTCAATATGTTTCTATTTGCTGATTTAGAACCAGCAGAACCAAAACTAGCACTATCCATTGGTAATATTGTCAACATTGCATCAGGACCAACAATACCATCATATCCTGGCAAACTAGAAACATATGTCGTACTAGCTCCCCCACCCGCTCCATAACTAATAAAATTACCTACACCAAAATAACCACTTTGTTTAAATATAGCTCTGGTTCCAGCAACTATATTTGCACCGGCCGCTTGATTAACAATGTCTGGATCGGTTGAAGAATAATAAGCATAAACTCTCAAATCAGTAGAACCTGATTCGGTTCCTAATTGCATTCTTGGTTCCAAAACAGTTTCTAGACCAGAACCAGGATTTCTATCTGCTAATCTGGAAAATAAAATTGAAGATTGTGCTCCTGGAGCACTAGCACTAGTTGCTAGATTTAATGTAGCATATTTTGATGTTATACTTACACTACCACTTACATACAATCTTGCTAAATTTTCAGGTGCAAATGCTTCACCATATGTTCTAAAAGCTGTACCAGTACCCACAAACAATTCATTACTTGCAGTAATTTCCGAAGCAACAATTTTATTACTTGCGCTTAAATTACTTGCGGTAATATTTGTTGCAAATACATTTGTCAGTGTGCTATTACCTAGTACGGTTAATGTACCAGTATCATAAATCGAACTTGCAGTAATAAATCCACTTGCACTGATATTTGAAGCAGTAACATTTGTTGCAAATACATTTGATAATGTACTATTACCAATTACTGTCAATGTTCCGTTATCAACTATGCTATTTTGTACCCACAAATTACTGGAACTAATATAACCACTCGCACTAATATTGCTAGCAGTAATACTATTTACATTTATATCAGATGAACCTGTTAAAAAACCAAATGAATCGGTTTGTAAAATAAGTCGTGAACCGCTAATAATTGTTTCGACAAATGGTGCTTGTTCACCCTGCATTGACGCAGAAGTTTGTGGAATTACTATATTTAAAGTGTTAGAATTGGGGTATGGCATATGATTGTCTGTTTATCTAGTTATAAATATAAATATAAAATTAATTATATGTATATTTCTTATTATTAAGCAATCCAATCTGCAATGGATTGTCTCAACCATCTTCCACCAGCATAAATGTAATGATAATCACCATCATATGCCATCCAACCAGGTTCACCATAATCATTTGGTGTGTTTGGAACATCGTGCCAAATAGTTACTTCTTGTGAACCTGTAACCGTTAAATTTATCGTTTGTTGAATTAAAGCAGCATAACTTTGTCTGATCGTAGTAACTGCTTCACCTGCAGCAGTAGTAGATTTTTCCGTTGCAATTGTAGCTTTAGGAAATCTCCATTCACTATCATTTTCAACTAGAGGATTGATACTATAATATGGATTTCCTTTGTTACTATAAGTATTTTCCTTAACCTTCTTATTAACCGCATCCATTTGAGCACTGCTAACAATTTCTGCTGTTAATTTTACTTGTTTTGGTGTCAATAATCTTTGAACAGTTTGTTTTCTATCTTCAAAAGATTCTGGCAACAAATAAGCATTGGTAGTTAAAGTAAATGTACTTCTCACCATTCTATCTTTTTCACCACTTGATTCAATCGTATTGGTGTAATTATCAATTTTAACTCTAAAGTTAAATCTTTGTTTATCTCCCCAATAATCTCCTTCTGCAAAATTAATTTTTTCTAATATTGCATTGTTTTGTTCAACATATTCAGTCCATACAATAAATTCATATTCTGCTTTAATATGATCAGGCATTGTTACTGCAAATATTTGATTGGTAGGTGCAACAGTCTTATTTAATAAATTGAACTTATCGTATTTGTTCTTTTCATTGAACTTAGTCATTACTGGATAACTCAAATAACGATTAAATGTTTGATAACCTTCATCTTTCGCAAATGATGTTCTTTTAACCATTATCAATGGTATTTGTAATTTACCTTGTTGATCTCTTAATGCACCTTGAGCTTTTGCAGCATACCATTTTTCAGGATTACCATATATAATTGGTACTTTTATATTTTCCCCCGCATCAATTACAGTAGGATTAATAACATTTTGTATATAACTAATCAATGCAGTATCAACATCCAACAGACTAACAGTAAAGTTTTTCTTTTGATCTTCGTCTCTTCTGGTATCCAACGCAATATTTCTTACATTAGATACAATAGGATTGTTCTTTTCAACATTGTTATTTGTTGGTACTGGATTGTTTTTATTACCTTCCCACATAATTAATATTGACGGTTAACTAAATTAATCTTGCTCAACTTAGTATAATGACTGTTACAGATTATACTATGCGATTTATTTGACTGACCACCTAAAAATTGTTCTTGTACAACATTATCAATTTCATGATAACGATCATTGAATAATATCAAATCGCCAACTTCAGGATAAAAACTCGCATCTTTTAAAGACAGTTCTCTGAATTTAAATACAACGGTTTGATCTCTATCTGGTCCAAATCCTTCATCATCAGTACTAATATCACCACGATCAATTAAAGTACTTAATTCTACACCAGGATAAAAACTTTTACCTTCCGCCGCAACTGTTTCACCATAAATGTTTGTGTTGGTTTCATTTGGTGCGATTTTAAACAAAACAACAAGCGTTTCAATAATATCACGCAATAATTCCGCATTAAATTGGTTTACCAAATTAATGTCTCGCTGACTAAAATATCTTCCAAATAATGCCATATATTATCCAATATAAATTAATAATGGAACTGTTTTCATAATAGATGTCATCTTTTCAGTTTCATCTGCTTTAGCTTCCATTTGAGCTTTACGACTGGTTGCTTCAAGATTTTCTCTCAATTGAGTTATTAAAGTTTCTTTTTCGGCAGAAGCTTCACTTCTTAATTCCGATCCATCTAGTGTTACTTCTCCACCAGGAATTGGAATTGTACTATATTTTTGTCGAATCAAACCAAGATTTTCTTTACACAATGCCAAGAAATATTTCTTAACCCATTGTTTTCCAACTGCATTTAATTTATAATAAACTACATTTTGATATGGAACATTACTATAATCACTGACTACATCATAATTACTTCCACTACTAAATGTATTTGCACCATTTAATTTATCTTTTTCAACAACATATTCAACATAAATTGTATGATCGTGAGTAGGAATAGGAAATATCTTTAATTTATTATTGACAATTTCAAAGCTATATGCACTCTTACGAACCATATCATTAAATTCAATTGCTTGACCTCTTAATAAATCTTCAAATATTGGTGTCATCAAAAATTGTGTAGCAGGACTATATCCAGCAAAACCCATTTCATTCAATACATTGCTATAACTCATACCAGTCATACTAAATGGATCATATATACGAGCAAATGCTGGTGGAGGACCATGAAATACTCTTCTAATTTCAACTCTACTACCTGTTTCAAGAGTTGTACCAATTATTGTTTGTAAATCATATGTTTGTACACTGGATGTTAATTGAACTGCAGCCTTTTTTATATCAACATAACCACCTACACCAACTTCACTTCCATATCCTTTAGCTAATTGTATTATATATGGTAATCCTGTTCCGGTAACATTTTTTCCTGTAATATTAGGATTATTTGCAGTGCTTAATCCTTGTAAATTCAATAAATTATTTCTGATATTAAATTGATTTACTTGAGCACCATATTCATTAACAGCTTCTTCAAATGCTGCATAAAAATTTACATCAATTAGTTCAATGTCAATGATTGGATATCCCATTCTTTTTGCAGCCCACTCTGCGCTCTTTTTACAGTCATATTCAAAAAATCCAACACTTGCTGTTAAACTAACAGGAGTAGGTTCTGTCAAATAAAATCCAAATGGTATGCTTCCAGTAGTTACAGCACTACCGCTACCTGGCCATCTTACTCTATCTTGATCTAAATTAGCACTCATTGTTTATAAATATATTATAATTTAGTTATTCTAACTTTTAAATCACCATTTCCTTTAATAATTCTATGCCAAACTTCTTTTGGTATAAAAAGTTTACCAGACATAGTTTTTGGTAATTCATTATCCATTTGTAATTGCCAATCTGTTGTACCAATTATTTCTACAATTCTATCTTCTCTGTCTCTGTGCCATTCCAAATCATCTATATCTACATTTTCTTCAAATTCTCTTAGATATAAATTATCTTGTAAATGTGTTTCTTTAAATGGAAATTCCATATCACCAATATTTGCCCTTACTCTTGGTACCTAAAGATTTAATTCTATGACTTCTGCAACTCCAATATCCGGCTGTAGTTCTATCTTTCTTTTGACTACATCTATGTCTAGCTCTAAAACTTTTTCTACGAGCTTTACTACTAGCTCTAATTCGCATTTTAGGATCACCAAATGTAACTTTCTTGATATTACCATTCTTACCTCTTACATATACAGCAAATTTCTTTGGTCCTCCTGGAGTTCTAAATGGTCTACTAAGATGTACAGTTCTACCTCTGTGTTTTACCTCATTTAGATATTCATCTTCTTCCAATTCAATTGGCGCATCTAAATAAACTTCTATACCTTCATATATTGCTTTAATTCCTAAATCACTTTCTATAATATCTACATCATCATCATTTAATTCAATTGCGTCATCATTGTATAAACTACGAACTTCATTTACTAGTTTAAAATATCCTTCACTATAAATTCTAAATATATTTTCTTCCAGTGTAAGTTTTTTATATAGATGATATTTTAATTGTTCACTTATTTGAACATCTTTAACCAACTTCATTGGTTCACTTTTTTCTAAAATTTCATCCACTATATCTGTTAAATTTATCATATAATATAAATAGAATTACAAAATAAAAAACCCCGGCATTTCTGCCGGGGTCATTGTTTAATCTATCTTAGTATTGATTAGATTTGGTCTAGGTCAGATACATAGATCTTACCATAGAATTCTGGACGAACAACCTTCTTAGCATAACGAGTCAATACGCCACGACGTGGTGTGAAGTTGACTGGATCGTATACCAATGGAGTTTGTACTAGTGGGATGTATGGGGAATATACAGCACCGGTTTCTAGGAAGTTATTTCCACGGAAGCCCATCAAGATGGTGTTTTCTTGCATATATGGGTTCTTGTAGACTTGGAAGCGACTTGCGAAGCTACCAACACGACTTACACCCATTGCGAACTTAGCAGAATCACCGTCTGTGTTAACAACATATCCTGGGATTGATTCCAAGATGGTTGCTACATCTGGACCTACTACTAGGAAGTTTGCACCACCACGTAGAGTCAATTGATGAATCTTGTTGCTTACCTTTTGAATCTTGTTACCAAGAGTTTGGTACCAAGTGCTCTTTACGTAAGCAGTACGATTGGTTGAATCGTTGTTTACGGTGAATGTTGGTAGTCCGTTAGCATCGTTAGCACCCTTGATGATGTCCTTACCGATTACTGCAGACCATCCTTCAGTTGTCAATGCTGGAGCAGCATTGATCAACATGTCCATGATTTCAAGATCAATTTCCATTGATACATATTCACTCAAGAGAGCAGTCAATTCTGCTTCTGCATCAATGCTGTGGTAAGCATTCAAGTCTTGAGCCAATTCTGGGGTCCAGACTGCTTTTAACTTACGAGTCTTAGCAACGATAGGTTCGCTCTTAAGTTCCAAGTTAACTTCTGGAATGTTGATATCGGTACCTTGATTGATACCAGATGTACCACCTGCAGTTCCCTTGAATGGATTGGTGTCTTCGAAGTCACCACGGGTACTATCAGTAGGTTGTTTGGTGAATGTCAATGTTGCATTTGCACCTTGTACAGGTGATTGTGAACCAGTAACAATCAATTGAATTTTATATGCTGGAGAAGCCAATGTACCGGTATTATATACCTTTGTTAATTCGTTGATTTGAAGTGTTGGATCGATTGATGAACCGCTCAAAGCAAAGCTTCTTACTGCATTCAAGTCGATGTTTGCTGTATTAGCACCAACATCTACTGTTAGTTTCTTGTATGAACCAGTAGCAACATAGGCTGAATCTAGATCAACATCACTAAAACTTACTGATCCAGTTGTTACTGCAAATACAGAAGATGTGAAGTTTTCGGTATAAGCATAACGACCTACACCATATAGACCATTTACAGCTGCATCGGTAGAACCAAGCTTAGTGCTGTTACCACCGAACAAGGATTGTCCGTTGTAACCGTTTTGGCCTGGAAGACCACCACGGGTAGTGCCATACTTGAAGTCTAGATAGAAGATTAGACCGGATGGTAGGTTCATTGGTTGAACTGAAACG